ATCGGAGTAACATCCGTCGCATCTTCAGGTAACGCAATATTACCATTAAATGTTACCTGATAAGTAGCAAAGCACTGATTACAGGTGATACCACGGAGAATAAAAATTCCTGTTTCGTCTTCGTGATAAATATAACCACGATTACAAGGAATAGAAGCACTAAACAGAATAGGCGCATTAAGTGCGACTTCCTGTACTGGATTTGCTAAATATTCTGCCGCCATATCACACCTCCATTAGATTAAGCCAGTGTTTCCACCACACCCGCAACCGCACGCACAGTTCTGATTCGGCTGACAAGTAAAGATAGGAGTTCTACCATAAACCGGGGTAGTTGGAACCGGGCAAGAATTGAGCCTGTTATACAGTGCATCAACCTCATTCGCAAAGCCGTTCTGGATAAGAGCGTTCTGTGCAGTCTGAGAAGCCGCAAGGTTCGCCATATTAAGCTGAGTCTGAAGTTCGGAAATTCTATCGTTCTTCGCTTCGACCTGTGCCTTGACACCATCAAGTTCAAGCTGGCAAAGTTTGTCAAGAATAGCCTGAGTACCACGAGACTGAGAATCAATAATATCTCTGGTATTCTGCATAGACTGAGTTCTGTCGGCGCAGTTCTCGGTCGCAACCGTATATTTAAGGTCAGCTAAACCAAGCCTGTTTTCACAGCAACAATCAGCAAACTGAGTACCGAGCTGATTGAAGCCTTGAGACATAGCAGTCTGCATACCAAATGCCTGATTCATGTTAGCCATCTGACGGGCATTTGCGGCTGTCTCAGCATTAGCGAATCCACTATTAACTGTTGCATTAACGCCTGCGAAACCGTTGCAGAGGGACTGCTGAACATCTGCACAGCATCCACACAGTTGAGTAGAAAGTCCAGAAATACCACTCTGTAATCCAGAAATCCCACTCATCACAGCCTGCTGGTCAAAACCTCTTTGAACATCCGCATTAGTAGTATTGCTCATGATGTACGGCATAGCACCGCCCCCACCATAGCCGCCACCGAAGCCGTTGCCCCAGCCACCGAGTGCGAACAGGAAGAGAAGTATAATCCACCAGCCGTTATCGCCACCCCAGCCTCCACCGAAGCCGGAACCACCGCCATACATAGGCGCTACAGGCATAACCATATCGTTACCTCCATTTTCTGTTAAAGACATACTTTAACTACTCCTTTCATAAAATTTATACTTAACCTTGGCCATGGTTTGTATCATTTTTTGGTAAGCATATTTTGAATTTGTGTTGCCATCTGAGAAAGTTGGTTATATTGAGATTGAGACATTCTACCAGAATTAAGAAGTTGCTGAACCTGTTGTTTCGGGTCACCTTGGAATGATTGCCTAAATTGAGTGAGTTTCTGCATCATGTCTTGCATATTTCCAAACGGTCCGGGTAACTTTGTATTATTTCCACCCAGAGCATTAAATACAGAATTAGCCATCTACTTTCTCCCTCCTAAATTCTTTTCGATTAGAAAGCAACTCTTCTAATTTCTCTTCAAGTTCGTCTTTTGTGACAAATTTAGATGTGTCGATTTCTTGATGTTGTAAAACCTGAGACTGTGTTTGCTGTTGAGTGCTCCTTTCTGTGTAATCGAAAATTCTCAATGGCATCGGCATACCGCTCTGGTCAGATGATTTGATATAGAAAGTGTTCGATTCACTGTCCATAAGCATTACACTCTTACCTGGTGCTACTGCCCATGACTTCGCTCCTGCCTCACCTTGTACCCATAATATTCCGTTATCAGTTGTTGTAGGTTGTTGTGGCACAACGGGCTGATTAAACTGTTGCTGAGGCACATAATTATATTGTGGATACATCTGTTGATAGTTCATAGGGAATCCGTTATTGTAAGCCATTTCTATCTCTCCTTTCGCCAATAATAAATCGGCACTTCATTACCACTGTCCCATGTATCAAAATAGTTACCACCTTCTACTGCTATAACATGAGTGCCAGTCGCTAATATTCCAGTTAAATCTGGATTATCCATCACAAACTGTTGAACGGTATAGCAGTCTGGGCAGGTATCGGGTATAACATAGCGTTTGAAATTATGTTCTGATAAGTACGTTCCCCACACATCGTTGGAAGAAGGCATATCGTGCATAAGATATCCTTTCATCACAACCTCTAAATAAGTATCTTCCCAATCTTTATTTAGTGTTTTTGAAATCGCTCGTATGACACAATCTCCTACCAATTTCCTCACGGGATTTGGATTGTAGCTCACGTATCCCATCTTCATCACCTTCTTCATTCGCCAAAATAAAAAGGGCACGAATAGGTGAACATTCTTGGTCCCACATGATTTTATTTAGTGTCATACCAATATCACGCATATTCGCACCCCCTTGTTTTTTTTTCTTTATAATAAAATAAAAAGAGCATCGTAAACTATACGATGCTCTTACAAAAACTATATGAAAATTTACTTACAGCACACGTTTGATTTTATCTTTGACTTTTCTTGCCAGTTTAGATACTTGTGCTTCTGATACGCTCATAGATAGAGCGATTTCGATGTTTGATTTCTTCCTTGAGCGCAATTCAAAATACTCACGTTCATCATCTGTAAAATTACAGAGTTTGCGAAATACATCTAATTCCGGGACGGTAAAATCATATAATTGCATTTCAACTCATTTGCTGTAAAGATTTAACAGTGGATTCCAACTTGATTAATCTATCGTGGTCATCTTTTTGGTCATTCTTTAGCGAATTAATCTCTGCTTTAATATCCGCTATGCCATTTCCAATATTTTCCAATTTTACGATAACTGTCGTTAATTCACTTGTATTTTCCTTATTATTTTTATATACAAAGGTATATATAGCTAATAATAAGGACCCAAGTGATATTAAATATGGAATGTACTCCATTTCGCCACCTCATTTTTTCTTTATTATAACATATTATTTTGGGCTTGTATACTTGCTCAAGACAATGTTAGATACGAGTTAGCGTCCGCATAAGCAACAACCACACCCTGATTGGTATATTCAGAAACTGTTGTTAAGGCAACGCTGATATAAATACTGGTCTGACTAACCCAATAAGTAATTGTTCCATAATTCGGGAGTGCTTCTGCTGTACCTGTTTTAATGTATCCACCATCTGAGTGACGCATGACAGTGATAAAATGAGAGAAATCAATGGAGACTCCGTCCGCAATGGGCTTTTGAAGAGGTATCGAAATATAAACATTCTTTCGACTATTAGCTAAATATCCTGCAAAGATACCACGTTTGATATCAATCGTTTCACCGGCTTTATAAGATTGTAACGCCTGTATAGCGGTATTTAGTGCGAGTCCTTGTCTTGCGTCTAAAACGTATCCGGCCTGATTAATATCGAGAGCGTTTGCTACACCTTGAAAAGCCGCAGTGCCTAAATCACTCAACCACTTTTTAATTTTACCAAATAATGTTGATGTAGATTCGGCAGATTGTATGTCGGTTCTACTTGTGGCTGTTTCAAAAGTTACAGTCTTATCAGAAATATCACCTAATACATAGGAGTGAGCCTCCTGTGCGGCGGCATTAGCAGTATTTGCGGCAGTTGTTGCAGTTTGTGCCGCTGTTTGTGCAGTCTGTGCGGCAGAGGTAGCTGTACTGGTAGCCGCATCTGCATCGTCTATCGCTTCATTGACTGCTTGCAAAAAAGAAGCCTGAATGTCTTCAGTAGCGGCATCAATCATGTCTGCCGCATCTTCGTAATCTGCAATTCTTTTTACAATGCCCGGTGCAAAACAAACGTATAATGACCTACCTGTAGAAGAACCGGGGTCTCCACTTAAAACTACAGCAAGTTCACCTTCTACCATTTTAGACGGGTCAAAATTAGAATAAATACCCCTTCTATTTTGAATTGCCATATTATGCTCCTTTATTCAATGCTGTCAATAATTTCTTGTGCGTATTCTTCCAAAGCAACGGCATGTGCCTTCGCATTAGCATTAGTGATAACTCTATCAGTACGCCGATTATCAGAAATAATCTGCCCAGTTTCTTCGTTAATCTCCGAATAGGTAATGCTGATTCTTTTTCCTACTGCATCATTAAATAATCCAACACTCGTAACAACCTTAACCATTTATCACACTCTCCCTTTCTTTTTTAATTTCTGCGACATGATTTAGGAAATTTTCTGCATAATCGCTATAATCTTCCAGTTCAAGTCTACCTTCATTTTTATCTAACCTAAACTGGTCGAAATCTGATTGTTTAGCTTTTAACTCCCACCCAAATGCTAAATTAGGTGTACCCTCAACTACGAAATAGGAACTTTTACGTTCAGATATCCAGCAATCTCCGCTACCGTATTTTTGTAAGAACACCTGATATTGATTAAGTGATACAGTCTCGGCAAAGATACTATCTATCTGTATATAACATTTTCCATCTTCACCTATAGTTCCTTCTCCCACATCGCCGAAAAGCGGTGACGGAGTTTCATAACAATATAATAATCTATTTCCGTAATCTTGTGTAGTTACATTTCTGGATTTAGTTCCTGATACAGTAAGTTTTTTCACTTCTACTTCTGTATCAAAAGAGGAGTAAGTAGAACTTATCTCTACTGGATAACCGTTATTTCGTTCTATCTCGATTTTTTCATCCCATAAAGACACCCGTTTAGTTGCTCTATCATAATAAAGTGAATTAGATACAGTCACAGGAGCAATTTCATAAATTAATATACCATCGGGTGATAATTGACTTGAACCAATTCTAACATGCCGAACACCAGTGGACCCTTCTGAATAAGATACAGATGCATGTAAACCCTTATTCCAAAGTTCTACATAACCAACAGCGGTTGTAAAGCCGTATGGTGTAAACGGGATTTTAATGTAAGAGCTGGCATTACCATCTACATAAACATAGTCGTTAGCCGTTAATGATTTTGTTCTTATAGCACCATTGGCACCTATTCTTGTATTAGCGTTTGAGAGACTATCGGAAATATTTCCCAGATACAGTGCATTGTTATTCCATAATCCAACCCTGGTTCCATCGGCATCTAAAATTTTTAACATGCCGTTAGCATTATCTTCACCACCAAGAGTTAGTGTTCCAGAATATATCCAGTCAGCATTAATGCCTGTAGCACTAAGTATTCTTACAATCGTATCACCATCTACAGTCATGCCGGCGTTCCAAACTGTTCGTTCTGGATGTTCACCGTTATAATTAGTAGTAACACCCCAAGCATCGGTTGTCATCTTCCATACGATTTTAGATTCTACTAAGGTCGATTTATCATGGAGATAATATATGTTACCAGATGATGTTGCTTGTATAGTAGAATATAATCCGCTTGCCTCTGCTAAACTTCTTGATAATGCTTCTATTTGCTGTTCTCGTATCGTCTGTTCTCGATTTAATAATTTTCTGGATGCTACATAAGATTTAGTCTGTGAGGAATATCTTGTAGCACTATTCCGGGAAGGTGTACTTGCACCGCATACTGTAGTTTGTGTTCCTGCTATTGCAAAATTCGTTCTTGTAATAAGAATAGGATATCTACGTTTCTTATGGTCAATTACAAGTCCAATATCACCGGCTTCAATGGAAGGATTCATTAAGTGAGAAACATTAACCCTTCTAAATCTTAATCCGTTAAGCTGACTTCCTAACCAATTTACGATAGCAGGTGCTGTAGCGGTTGTTATAAATTCGTTATTTGCAACCTCTATTACATAATCATCTGTGCCAGAAAGATATTCTTCTATCGTTGAGCTACTTCCTTCGCTCTCATCTTTTACGAGTAATTTAACACCAGTGATTACAGCATCATCTATTTCAATATCTTCCGAATACAAACTGGATAAATAATGAGTATCTTTTAAACTTGTAAAATCACCGGCATCATACTTATATCCAGTATTCCACGGATTAAATGTGCCACCACTTGCGGTATCTCCAGAAGGATAAGGAACGGTTGTTCCTTCATCAAAATATCCACCATCTAAATCATCGTCCCACAGTGTTTCAAAATTTGATTGGTCAAACCACTTAAGTTCCAACCGGCCGTTCACATCACACCGTGCAAAACATCCTGCTATTGCGGCCGCCCACCCAATAACATCTCGGAATGTAGTAGATTTACTATCTGGTTTGGTTGCTCTGACAGTATGATTTTTATGTGGGAAATTATATGTACCTAACGTAACTCCGCATTTAAGACACGCATCTCTAACAATGGCATCTAATGTTGCCGGGTATGCTAAATTTGTAACATACGGACGGTCAAACTGCTCCATATTATCAAGTACATTTAATGTGATGGTAGCACCGTTGTAAATAGCTTCATCAACAGTATACGTGCCAAGTTTAACTACCTCTAAGTTGGTGCTATCAATCTGCATCCCCAACGATAAGACTACTTTTGCATTTGTAAAATCATATTGAGAATAAGTATCATTAATATTATTAATAATAACTGTGGCTGAACCTATTATAGTAGAACCAAGTGCTGAAAATTCATTATCATTAGATACTGCATCTTCAGTTTGAATACCGTCAGTCCAAATTTCATTATTTGATAGGGCTAAAACAGTACCAGAACTTAATGTAATGTCAGCATATCCAATCAGGTAGCCTCTATTTTCAGCCAATTTGTTTCGGAAAGCATTTGAAATATTTCTCATACAGCACCTTTAAATTTGGATAAATGTAAAAGATATATCTTGCCAAGTGCGCTTTGAATCATTTAAATTCAGCGCAACACCGCCACGTTTACCTACATAAAAATCATTTCTCAATATTTGATTTGGCACTCTTGGGTCAACATAATCCAGTACGAATTGAGGTTTACCGTCTACAGCATTTAATATAGTAGCGGCATCGTCCCAAGATAATTTTTTCCAAGAACACTCGATATATCCTTTAGTGGATACAACATCCTTATGCATAATACCATCGAGTGTTCTTCCTGTAGCGGCTGATGATAAATCCTCTATATCGAAATTATATGTAGAAGGGATTGGCAGTGCAATCCCATCTACTTTTAAAAATCTTGAATAGTCCATAAATTCTCCTTATGTCATTGACGATACAGGTTTATATCGTCTTTCTAACTTGGCGTTGCCGGCATTTGCGTGACGGGCAATCTGTTCATCCCCAATGTAGAAAGATGTGCTGATATTGTTCGCAAGGTCCTGTAAAAGACTTGCTAATTCATCTTTCGTTACAAAATTCTGACTTAAAGAATTTAAAGAATCTATGATGTTGGACAACCTGTCTTCAGACGATTTATTAAGCTGTACAGAATTCGGAACTACTTTACCCTGTGCGATTGAGGGCACTGCCATTGCGGCGGCATTAGAGATAGATTGTAATCCGTTCGCCTGTTTTGTTAAGTTAGAAATCAAGCCGCCCATAGCATCTACAGCTTCGTCTTCACTACTCTCAATTCCTTCACTTAACCCAGCCATTGTCATTTCACCAATCCAAGCAAATTTCTTGGACGGTGATGCGATACCAAGTGCCGAACATGCCGAATTGTACATACCGACTGCAACATTCCATGCGAGTATCTCAAGAGAACGACTGCAGGCGAGTAACCCGTCATAAATACCGTATCCGATATTTTGACCAACTCCGTACCAACTTGCCGCACCTGTAAATGCGTAATACACCTCTTGAGCGGCAGATGATGCAACACCCGCTAAATTATATGATGCAGAAGAAAATCCATCGTGAATTTCTGACATTATGTCAGAACCAACATCAAACCAATTCACTGCATCTCGGAATGAAGACTGTATAGAGGACGCTAAATTACTTATCGTTGTGGTCACACGTGATTGTTCACTTGTAATCCCAGAATTAAGATTACTAATTAATGTTCTACCAAGTCCAGTAAATTCAGATACTCTTCTTGATATCGCATTAACTACCTTATTCATTAACTCTTGAATAAATGAAGTAACTTCAGTGGATTTATCAACTATACCAGCTTTCAATCCGGCTATTAAGTTTGCACCACGAGTTTGCATTTTTTTGGAAGGTGAGTGCATATCTGCGGCAGTATCAACCGTATCAAGAACACTATCGTTTACTACAGATTTTGCCGCACTCTCTACTCCTGCAATTTGCGTCTTGTCTGTTAATCCAGATGTAAGTCCGGCAGTAAAATTCTTACCCGCAGTCTCACCGTCTGTTTGCATATTCGTTCCAAGAGTTTTGAAAGATATGCCCATCTCTTCGGTTACTTGCTTGGTTATATCTTCAGATTCGGTAAGATATTTACCTATAGCCTGTCTAAAATCATCAGCAGAGATACCGGCATCTTCAAGTGCGGTCGCAATTCTATCCATGCTTGCTTCTGGATTTGACGGGTCATAGTCATCTAATGCTTGATATAATGCGCCAAGATTTTCATCTGTTGTTTCACCGTTTTCACCGAGAAGTCCAACAGCACCAGATATAAGAGCAAGTTTAAGAGGTGTAGATAAACTTAATCCATCAAACTGTTTAAGAGCGTCACCAACACCTTCTGTATCTGTTGATGTAGTTCCTGCCTCATCTCCCATGGTAGTTAAGGAACCTGTTAAACTATCAACATTACCTGTCGCAGAACCGGAGCTGGCACTTATACCGTCTATATACTCTTGTACTACTTTTGCTTGTTCGGCGGTAAAGGCTCCAGCATCTACTAACTGTTGAAGATTAGCGGCAAATGTTTCTACATCGCCACCAGCTTCCTCAAATCTTTGTGATACTTCTCCAAATGCACCTGCAAATTCAGGGGCGTCTTCTTGTGAAAGATGTAACATGGGGGCTTCAACACGGCCCATCTTAAAAGCAAGGAAATCCCCCTCTAAACCAGTTTCACGAAGAGCTTGTTTTATCAGACTAAATCCGCTATCTGCTTCCTCTGTGGCATCCTTTGCACCAGACAAACTTCTAATGACATTTTTACCAATCGTTTCATGGAAGAACGCTGTTGCTCCCGCACTCATTCCAAGTGTTTGAAGAAAACTAAAGAAACCACTTGAAGCAGATGAAGCACCAAGTCCTGCGGCTTCAGCACCAGCGGCGGCGGCTCCTGCACCTGCGGCGGCAGTTTCTCCAGCCGCACCAAGTCCTGTCAGACTCGATACAAGTCCACCTATTGTGGTAACAACTGTTGTTGCACCCTTGAAGACTACTAATGACCCAACAATTTCTCCAAAATATTTACCTATTTTTTCCAACTGTTCTGGGTCTAAACTATTTAAGGCATCTGCAAGTTTTTGCATCGCCGGTCCTACAATCTGTAATAAAGTAGCTCCGACTTTAACGATACCGCCAAATACTTCAATAAGACCAGCCGCAAATCCTTCTACAAAAGGTGCTAATGCGGCGGCTAAATCTTTAAATCCAGTAACTATTGACGGAAAATCAATTAACTCTGCCGCCCGATTAATCGTAGTTTTGAGATGTTCTATCGCATCAGATACAGGAGTACCATCAAAAAGTCCTGTTGCAGTATCGAGTGCCGCATTGATTGCTTCAAAAATAACTTCGCCCACTTTTATTAACAGATTTGCAAAATCTATTTTAAGTATGGCATCTCTTATATCTTGACCAATCTTTTTCCAATTAACACCAGTTATTGCATGACTTAATGTATCTAATATGCCATGAGCAAATTTATTAAACGTGCTAACAAATTGGCTAAATTTAAAGTCGGAATTAAAAAATCCATTTATGCCGGCGGCTATAGAATCTCCGAGATTACCCCAATCAAATGTCTCTCCGAAATTATCTAAGAACCTTAATGCTGTACTTAAAGCATTACCTACTGCTCTACCAACAGATGCAAATCTATCTGGTTTTATTAATCCGTTGAAGAACAGAGCAAGTTTTGTACCAAATACAGATGCCGCAGGAAATACATGATGTTCCCAGTCAATTCCATCTAAAGCATCACGAACACAGTTACTAATCTTATTCCCCACATAACTTGTAGGAAATACAGCTAAAGCGGCAACAAGAGATGAAGATATACCGTTTATAAGATTATAAAAATTACTGGCGGCTAAATCAGCGTCCCACGTTACAAAAAATTCTCTTAAACCAGAGCCAAGAGATGTACCAAAATTAGACCAGTCAAACCAATCTAAGAACGAATTTAAAAAATTTAATGCAGTATTTAATGCGCCTGCAATAGACCTTCCTAAGGCACTAAATAACTCAGGACTGATTAAACCATTTAAAAATGTTGCAAGACCTTTGCCGAAATTTCTCGCCGTCTGATATATGCCGTTCCAATTAATGCTGTTAAGCATATTGGTGAGTTTCTTACCTATGATTTCACCAATCTCTGTAAAGTCGAAGGTCTTAAATGCTTCTTTGAGTTTTTCTGCAAATTCACTTGCTACATCAGCTAATGAAAGTATTTCTGCTTTCATAGCTTGTGCATCTCCGCCAGTGATATTACCTAAGCCACCACCACTACCGCCAGAACTTGGTGTATCAGTATCGGTATTATCTTGTAAAATTTCTACATCATCAAATCCCGCTAATGTCTTCTTTAATTCCTTCGCAGACTTTTGAGTATCCTTTAAGGATTTACTGGCATTATTGGCACTTTTTGCCGTATCGGCTACAGATTTGGCATAATCTATCTGAGTCGGTACATATTTGATGTATTCTTTCTGACCCGCAAGTGCCGCAATTAACATACCAACTTTATCTACTGCGGCAGAGATAAGATTAATAAATGTTACTAACGCAGGCGCAACTACTTGAATTATAGGAGCAAACGCAGAAGCAAAACTACTTTTTAATCTGGCAAGTGCGTTCATCAAACTGGACACTGCCTGATTAAACGGTTCGGATACCTGTGCTAAATTTCCAAAACCTTCTACAAGTTGCTTTCTTAATTTCCTATATAAGAAGAAGAACGAGCGAACACCAAGACCATATTTTGTAATAAATCTGGCTAACTGTTTAATAGAAAATCCAGATTTGTTAGTTTCTTTCGTTACTCCCTTAACAGCGGTTCCAAGTCTGTTCATGAAACCAACTATACCGCTCTTTATTAAACCGCCAGTAGCAGAAAGAACCTTACCTAATGCTCTGGCTAAAGCATTAAGTGATGCTAATAAAACTCTTGTTACAACTGTAGATACACCATTTAAAACACTATAAAGACTACGAAAAGCAGAACCTACTCCACGAGTTCTGCCAGATAAATCTTCGGCAGATGCCCCTAATGCGTAGGCACGTTCGATGCCTACTAACATTTGGTTATTTACTACATTTAATTTACTGGCTAAATCTTGATACTCAGATGTATCCGCACCTAATGTAAATGCTTGACCTGTGTCAACTAAATCCTGTAATTCACCGCGGGCATAATCTATCGTATTCTGGAGTTGTTCAGCATCGTATTCCATGCTTTGGAATGTTTTAGAATCTTCTCTACCGCCAAGAGCTAAGAATTTTTCCATGCGCTCTTGTACTTTAATTAATGCCGCTTCAGCCTTTTCTATTTGTGTCTGAACTTCCGTGTATTCCTCAGTAGGTATTTGTTGACCTGCTAAGTCAGCCATCGTAGATATAAGTTGTTCCGCATGTAAATGTGCAGAATCCAGCTGTTTGAGTAACGACCGTAATGCGGGTGAAGAGGCATCGCTATGTTTGAGTATGTCTTCTATTTCGCCCTGTAGCGATTCTGCCGTACTTACTGCCTGAGACGGGTCAATATTTGCTGACAGGACGATATCGCCATCTACGTTACTTGCCATTAATTACCCCTCGCTGTTCCAAAGTTCCTTCACTAACTTATCCGCTTCACTCTTTTCAACAGTTTGACTATTCCAAGTAAAATACTGAGGATTTTCACGCTTGTATTGTTGCTCGTATTTCTCCAATTTTTTACCACGTAACATTTTATTTCGTATACCAACAATAGTCGAGAATGGGCACTCTCCTATAGCAGTATAATATCCCATAAATGTCCACCAGTGAATGTAGGGAGCACTTCTTATTTCAAATCCGCACACCTTATTCACAGCAGAAGAAATTAATTGAGAATCTAATTCCCAATCAACCAATTTACCCGGACTCGGAGCAGTAACATTTATTTTGCCACAGTTAAAAAATTTATACATCTCTTCTGTAGCTTTCTCTAAGTCCGGCAACGCTTCAACATCTTCGATGGTATTCAAATCTTCATAAAAAATAATGAGGGCCGCCAGTAATCTCTCTCTGGCATCAAGTTCTATATCGCCAAGTGCCTGAAAACAATCGAGAATTACTCGGAAGTCCCCACTATTTCTAATTGGAAATTGTCTACCATCTAACTCAATAGAGGTAGGAATCTCATACATGATGATTAACTCTTTTTAGTATACTTATTCGTATGCTTTTGAACCCGGCTGGAAATCTTACCCATTTCAGCAGAAAGTTCATTCTCATACAGGTTGGTTAATACGGTTATGATATGCTCATATCGGAACTGACCACCAATCGGGTCATACATATTTCCGCTCGGTGCACATAAATCCGAAACAGGAGCATCAAAAATATAATCAACAATACCACGCATATCTGTATCTACAGATGTTAGAAAATCCACAATATTATTCATTTTGGGATTGTCAAACGGATTTTCATATTCCGTATCATCGTCTAACTGGTCAGGCAGTCTTTCTGCCGCCTGTCTGGCTAAACTCTGTAGCTTCGGATAACTTTCTTTAAGTCGTGATAAGATATTTAAATCTGAGGTATTTAACTCCAAAATTTTACTATCATCACCGTCAATTCTAAATTTCTTTTTTCGTATTGCTGATAAGTCAATATCAATAACTTCAGGTGAGGTAGTCACTACCTTGGAATTTTTAGCCATTTCATATCCCCCTTTGTAAAGATTGCTTTAAAACTTATTGAGCGGTAGAATCAATCGGGAGTGAATTCGAAGTCATCACTCAGTTTATCCACCTTGCCGCTCGTAATATTGTTGCTGAAATACACGGAAATCGGGAAGTTGACATTCGTGTCGCCACCGATGCTATTATAGGTAATAGTGCACTCAACATGCTTTTCAGCGGCATATCCATTAGTAGCGTCACCAACAAACGCAGTGATGATGTAAATGGTGAACTGGTTAAGTTCAGACAGAGCGTTTCTACGCCGAATGTCGTTCAGCTTCGCACCAAGTTTGGAACCACCCAGAATAAGGAACGGGTCGAAATCCTGTTGCGGCTGAGTCTTGTTCAGGTCCGTGTAGTTGTGACCCAGAATATCAGTCGTGGTTTCAATGTCAGCATTGTAATCAATACTGGAATCTTCGGTACGAGTACCAAGAATTTCTCTAACCGGAGCATTGCCCTCAGTCCATTCTGCGACAGTGATTAATAATTTACGTTCTGCTCTTTGACCATCGGCAAGATTAAAAGTTGCAATCGGCATATTAATTCCTCCATAATCTCTTGCTAATATCCAAATATCTAATTTCTACGGTTACACTATATACGGCTAAAGGAGGTGATGTTTCTTCATTAATTCCATCAAAGCTGGGATTATCTGTTGTAGTCTCAATGGAATCAACGATACAATCTTCTCCGAAATCGGGGTAATTATGCAAATCGTCTTGTTCTTTTATCCAATCAATTAATGCCTGAACATCTGACATATCTGCCATATTTTCATTTGGATACCCCTCAAGTTTAACAAGTGGAATATCCGCTGTTGATTTGTGGATAATAAGAATAAACGTATAGATTTTAGCTACACTGCCATCTATATATTTTGTATTCGCATATCTTTCTGTTGCCTGTGTGACAAATTGGTTTGTATTATCTCCGGCATTGATAAAGTTGAAGTACAAAGGACTGTCAAAGATACTCGGACACTGTAAAAAGTAATTTATTACAGCCTGATTTTTATCAACTCCACTCATACCTTAAGTCCTCGTGCTTTACATTCTTTTTTCAGCAATCTTGTTGCTTCAATATTAACCTGCTGTTTCACTTGATATTCAAATGCCTTATCCCAATGATGTTGTGTACCGGGTGTAGAATAACCAAACCTATATGTCATAACTGTTCCGGCTTGCGGTCTGGTATACTTACCATTAATTAATTGCCACACAGGGTGTAACACAGCAACTCCGGGCACACCAAGTTCTCTTCCTGTCGGATGCTTACTTCCCTTACCCTTCGATGAACGCCAACCCGGTTCACCACCTTCTTCTATGCCGGGATAGTTAGGACCATACACTTGACCACCGTATTGATATCTTGCGTATTCTAATCCTCGACCCCACGAAATCGACTTGTGTGTTACGATTGCCGAACGTCTAAGAGCACCACTTTTCATGGGAACAAATGGATTAATAGCATCTTTTATGAGCTTATTCACTTCTTTTCGGATAGTCTTGTCATTCAGCATTTTAAACAACTGTTGCTGTTTCCTTGTGCGAAATCGTTCGACTTCCAACTTTATAGTGTCCATTTAAATACCCTTAACGTAATAATGCTCGTTACCTCTTCCGCCGCCCGTATTATCTGCCCATTCTTGAATTTCTAAACAGCCTTGCAGTGATTTGTATTTCTTTTTTAAATCTGAAGAACGATGTCCAGAGGTGTATTCATCGATGCTATCGTCAACTTCCCCTTTTACGATAATATCTCCTTGAGACAGAGTAAAATAATTTCCCATTTCATCGTTGGGAATAAGTATCCACTCATGTTTCTCCAAGAAATTTTTATCTTGACGAATACGGCAAATAATATCTTTAGTCTCTAATACAGTATTACCAACAACAATTTTATTGCCCGTGTACTTCCAAAATGTTCCTTCGACAACATGCCTGTACCAGCGAACCAGTTGCGTTTGTTGGTCGATATATTTATTGTAGATTGTAACCGTGGTATTCCACCAGCTCGGATAATTATTCACCCGGATACACCCCTCTGTACAGTAAATTATGTCCCAACGAATTTTTTATCCCTTGCAGGTACATTCTTATTGCCAAATGCATTTCATCTTTTAAAGTATCTGCGGCTTCACCTGCTGATAATGTATTATAAGTGGTAGACACACCATCATTAGATTCGCCAGTGATACCAGCGGTTATTATACCATTCGTACCAGCGGCATCAACAATCATGGCTTTTTGTCTATCACTGATTAAAGATATTAATTTGTACACGCATCGCTTAACAGCTTCTGGATACGTTTCCTCATTCTGCAAACGATTAAAAGTCCACCAGTTAATTACTGATTCTGCTTCAAATGCTAAATCTTGAAAGGTGGCTTCTTCTAATGTACCACCATATTGCTGATATTCATCAAAAGTTAAATACATTAAAAGTCACCACCTTTCTATCATTCCGCATTTTCAGTCTTTTTTCTGGCAGGCTTCTTAGGCTCTTTCAGCTTACGAATTTCCTCTTTTAAAGATTCAATCTCTGCAATATGGTCGATGTAGGCTTTTTGCAGTTCGCCTAAATTTCTCGGAATGCTTTTTTGAATTACGTTACCCTTCTCATCAATCACGTTATAACCCTGATTGAGATAATAATCGACCTGTTGCGGGGAAATTTGTAAAACGACATTTGCCCGTTGTACGATTACTTGTTCGTCCATACTTACTCCGTAATATTGAACTGAATTGCATCCGCCTTCTTATTAAGAATAAACACATCCTCAAAGGACTCTTCATAATACACATATTTGCCTTCAGACAGGGCATTGGGAGCATCAAGTCTTGCAAACGTGTAACTTACCGGCGTGATAACTGCCAGCGGATGGATAAGCATCATGTTAATCTGCTTCGCAGTTTGTGCCGGTGCCCAACCAGCGGAGAAATTATACAGGGTTTTCATCAGCGTTGCCGGAACACCGATGACCTGAACTTCATCAAGTCTGCTTACACGGCGGTCAATAGCGTTCGGACCAGACTCAACATCAATGCTTCTGCCGAGAGTGTTATTGGCATCAATCTGAGCGTTCTTCAGCAGAGTCTTGACTTCATTGGTAACGTACAGAATACGACCGTTCGGGGGCACCATTGCGTTATCCATTGCAAGCATCAGCGTGTCAAATACACCGAGAACAGAAGTTGCACTGAGTGCGGTTTTATTGGGAGTCTTGCCAGTATAGGAACCATGAGCGGCATCACCCGTGATAGAAGTAGTCCAATCAGTATAAATCTTAGAGATAGTGTAAGCATCCATCTCCGGGAACTTCTGCTCTTCGTTGAACACCTGAGTAATATTGGCAATCGTAGTTACCATATTAGTCTGGTCGATGTCCATCGGATGTACAAGGGTAGACCATTTACGCTGATGGGTGAGCGTCTTGGTTTCCCATGCGTTCTCATAATTGCGCTGTGCGAACGCAACAGTATCACGATTTGCGTCCACACGACCAGTCGTGCTGATAGACGGAATCTCAATCGTCTTAGCGTTTACCCAACGATAACGATTGTTATTCGGCGTGGCATACAGCGCACCGAAATTCAGGACATACGGCCATGCTTGAGACAGCGCACGGCTATATTCAGTTGCGTAATTAAGTGCGGCACTTCCAGTTGTACCGTTATTTGCAGGTGCTACATACGGCATAATCTAATCTCCTTTATTTTTGCGGAGTCTGTCTTACACCCATGAAATGAAATGCTGAGGAAAACGGATTTTGGTCTGCCGGAGCGGGGTCACTTCCTTGTGTAGGACTGACAAATTGAGGTTTCTGTGGTTCGGGTTGGGGAGTCGGATTAGGCTGTTCTACAACAAAAGCATCACCATTTTCTTGGGAATACATTGCGGCAAAATCATCCGCCCCAATAATTTTATTATCTTCTAACTTTAATTCCTTTGCAATCATCGACTGGATAAAGTCTCTTTTTGCCGCCTTACTGGTAAACTTTTTCAGGTTAGCATAGTCTCGTACGGCAAACTCATATGCCTGTTTCTTAAGCTGAGTTTTAAATGCCTTAGTATCATTGTCATATTTAGTTTTGAGTGTTTCAAACTCACCACTAAGCTGTGATAATTTCTCTGCATCCGTACCAGCTTCTGCAAGTTGCTGTCTTAATCCAGATAAATCTTTGTCACGGGTTGCAATCGTATCATTGAGAGTAGCAATCTGTCCATCTTTGGACGCTAAATCATCCGTGTATTTTGATTTTGAAACGTAATTACCTTCGCTCAAATCAACAAATTTTGCATCTCCCATTGCCGCCTGAAATTGTTCCCACGTAAGAGTTCCATTTTCAGCCTTGTCAAAAAGTTCCTTTACTGTCATTTGATTACCTCACATTCTTTTATATCTGTTATTTGTATATCCGCATTACAGTGTGCGGTTGGAATGTGCGTTCTTTAAATGTCGTGACGCTGGACGGTCCTTCTATAGTGCGACACACGACTTTCGCCGCATGCCGCACAATCAAAGGAGGATATGAAATGAATTCTTACCCACTTTTATTATAATACAACTATTGGTATTTGTAAAGCAAATGTTAAATAAATAACTAATAAATCGGTCTATAGTCAGACACCTGTATTCTGTCTCTCTGAATACTTAATCCGCAATCTTTGCTAAATTTGGTATATTTAGCTATTAATTGCTTTACTTTTTGAGTTGCTATCTTTGCCGCTTCTATGTCTCCAGATTTGCGATAAGTAATCTGCCCATCCTTAGCATAACGTATGTCTGTTTCCATTTGTCTCTGAAGTTGCGAACATTCGTACAAGGAAAGATGTTTTCCTTCTGGTGTAGTATATCCATCATGATTAGCTTTAATAAATGCGTCTAATTCTTCCTGTGTGTATGTTGGTTTAGTGACACCAACAATGATACTTTTTGCAATGTGCCGACAATTATATTGTCCAATAACACGCTCAACACCAACAAAGGAATTTCCTTGCAAATCTTTAAAATCTTCGTTGTTTTGTAGTTTATTAAATTCTTCATTGGTAAATTGGTGTCCTTGAAACGGCTCATGGTCTAATGCACTATTCATGTGGACACTTAGTTCTTTTCCGTCAGCATTAATGGCTTTACCAATTTCATCTTCCATAGCCTGTTGAATTGCCCGGACACCTTCAAGTAGATTTCTTCGTACTGCTGTGTCTAATCTTTGGGTATAACCACTATCCCAATACATTCTTCGCACACCAGAATCTGATAATTGTTTTATGGTTTTCCGCATAGCAGTACGATAATCTACTACCCCACTTGAAACTGCCTGAATTGCCTCGTCCACTACAGTTCTGTAAGTATCGCCTATTGATTGAAATTTAAGAGCAGTTGGATTTTTATAATCACGAATTAAAAATCCCGTAGCCTGAGAATTAGATAAATTAACGTAGGATTGGGCAGTTGTTTGTCCTATTGCTGAAACCAGACTTTGTAATCGTTTATTATTTTTATAAGGGATAAAAGATTTATGACGATAATCGTATAAAGGTTTTGCGTCCATATGAGTGTCAATAGCTACAGTTTTTATTAAAGATTTTATATCTGATACCTGCAAATCAGACAGTCTTGCGAGTTCCGCATTAAGTAATCTTATGTCTGCTCCTGTTTCCACTAAAATCTTCATCCGATTAATATCGGAAGGAGATAAAATTCCTATTTTCTTAATTTTAGAGGCAATAGAAGATAAGACAAGAGTATTAATGGATTCTTGTCTTTCTACAATCGGAGACATCAAGGAATCAATAGCATCTTCGCTTAACATTTATTCAACCTTACTCCATCCGAACACGCCCGGCTCCCACGTGTTATTATCATAATCACTTGTCCAATGGTCACCTTTATGGCTCGTTTTTGCACCGAAGCCATACGCATCCTGTGCCCCCGTGGGCTGTACCCATTCGGGCCACTCTTCCAGACTGATGCGTGTCCACAGGGCGGGCGTTTTGTGAGGCTCCCATCCCGTTTGTGAAGTGTGACTCTGCTCACATCTATAAAGTTCACCTTCATCACGGACACGGTTAGCCGGTGCACTCTCTGTCTTTGCTTTATAGTCCGTGTCAGGTTTCCATGCGGGATACAGTTCCACCGCATCGAGTGCGTCTTCGTCCGTGAGGGACAGGGCGGCTTTCTCAATGTACTGGCGCAGTTTTCTTGCGAGTGCTTTGGTAATCATTCGGCGTCACCTCCTAACAGGATATCCAAAATTTCCTGCGCTTCAGCATCTTCGCCCTCCACGGGAATATCTGTCTCAGTATAAGTTCTTACGGCATCAACAGGGTCAATCGCTTCTGCATAGTCTCCCTCTGGACTGCCGCCGTGGATGAGAAATCCTGCGTCACTGTAGGTGCGGACAAAAGCCTTGTCGTTGATGGTCATCTGTTCGGTCTGTATCATGGTGTCACCTCCTTATGTTGTAGGAATAGGTGTGCCGTCTGCGTAGTAGTTTTCGTACTGACTGCCCTCAATCTGTGCCCATGTGATAGTTCCGTATCCGTCAACTGTAGCCCAGTTGGTGGCGGCTTTATAATCAAGGCTTGAACCCGTGCCGAGTTCATCATAAAGTACCTTCGGAATGTAAATAGTGCCGCCAGATTTTCCAGACGCAAACGGTGTCCCACTAAACGCACTAACATTAGCAAGGGCGGTTAATTGAGTTCCTCTTCGCAAGATAAGCGTGTCAAAATTACTGCTGTTCATAAAAGCCTGAAGGTATAATGTGTTTGCATTGGTCAGGTCTACTGTCTTAAGTGCCGTGCAACCATAAAAACACTTTGTCTGCACCCCTACTTTAGGCAGGACAGCAGTTACGATTGTTTTGCATGAATCAAAAGCTGACGCTTCGAAATTTGTTACCAGTGGGAAATATGCTGTCACGATTTTACACGCTCTAAAACCACTATTTTGAATATTGGTTAATTTTGGCAAATTGTACGTGACCACACCGCTTTCATCAAAACCATGAATGGTTACTACAGTGCAATTAGGTAGGTCGATGTGCTTCAGTGAGCTGTTCTGGTAAAACATATATCGGCGCACCTGTGTAATATTACTGCTGGAGTAACTGGTGAGCGTTTTGTTGTTGCACTTTTCCAGCAGGTCATCGCCACCGCTGATACTCCCAATCTCACTCACAAAATCAGCAGGAAACTGTAAATCAGCAGTCCCGCCTGTCTTTGCCCTGATAGCATCAGCAACACTTGTCAGGTCGCTCTCAAGCTGTGCGCTGTCAACTAACTTATCAATCGCCATTTAGTAAGCACCCCCTTGCCATGTAGCTAATGTCTGAGCCACCCATGCCGTACCGTTCCAGACAAGAAACGCACCAGATGCAGGAGATGACGGAGCGGCAATAGCACCAACATCAGAAGCCGTTGACGGGATAGTCAGTGTTACTGCTCCAGTCTGTCCATTAACGGAAGTAACAGGAGCAGACTGAAGAGCGGTATCTGCTAATCCAAGCGATGTCTGAACGGCAGACGCAAGGTCGGTCTTCGGAATTCCCCCAGAAGGTTTGGAGTATGTTCCTGCCCCAACATCCGATGCGGTAAGCACTACAACGCCAGTCTGCCCGTTTACAGATATGACAGGATTTTCACTCCCCTGTCCGTCCAGCACATCAAAAGTGTGTGTCCCGTTCTCATCCGTGATGGTAACCCTGTGACCGCCAGTGATATCGGTGACTGTGACTGTAGGGGAAAAACCAGATGCACCTTGAGGGCCTGTTGCACCAGTATCACCCTTCGGTCCTTGTTCACCAGTGTCACCTTTCGGACCTTGTTCCCCAGTCGCACCAGTATCTCCTTTGGGACCAGCGGGACCAGTATCGCCTGTGTCTCCTTTAGGTCCGGCTTCGCCAGTATCACCTTTAGGTCCAGTATCACCTTTGGGTCCTTGCGGACCTGTTGCGCCTGTGTCTCCCGTTTCACCTTTTGCGCCACGGATTGACGGAGTTGTGTACGAAGTGCCGTCTGTAAATCTAAGTGTAAGGGTATAATCCGCGTTCAAGACTGCTGACGCAATACCGTTGCCGTCTTCGCCATCATCACCATCAAGTCCATCTTTACCGTCTTTGCCGTCTTTACCATCAAACTGTCCTGACGCTTTAGCCTGAGCTAATGCCGCATTAATAGCAGTTTGAAGTTCACTCACAGCAATAGCGCCAACATCTGCGGCATCGAGGACAACATCTCCAGTTTTCTCATTAACAGAAGTTACAGGTATTTCAATCGGATGCTCCTCTAAATACTGTGCTACTGCCTGTCCAATTTCTTCTGCTAATCTATCTGCTATATCTTGTGCAACTTGAGCCGATTCATCTGCATCTCCAGCACTCGTTGCCGCCGCTTGTGCACTTTCTGCCGCTTGTTGAGAAAACTGTTCTGCACTCTGTGCATTTTCTGATGTAGTTTGGACATCTTCGCCAGCCTGTGTTACGGCATTGTTTAAAGCACTAATAAGTTGACCGATTTCTGATTGCTGTTGAGGAGTAGGTTCTTCATCTGTAGGCTCTGGACGCTTACGAACTGGAATTGTAATTTTATACTCAGTTTCGCCGTCTGTTTCCCCAGTATGTAAGAATATCCAAACATAGATAGGTTCGCCAGAGGTTAAATATTCGTCAGGAATGGTTACTTCAGAATCAGTAGCAATAGCTGTTTTTGAAGTGCCAACTATTTCTGTATTAGAAAAATGTACTTCACACGCAGAAGGTAATTCTAACCCTTCAAACCTTAATACCTGTCCATAATCGTATTGATATAAAGCACTTGTCCGTGAAGAACGACTACCATTGATAAAATTAGCTATTGTAATATTGGTCATTTGTTGTTCCTCTGCTTCTATTTCTCATGTTATACCGATTGTAATCCATTGCCATACTATTTTCTACATTTCTTACATTTTCTTCGTCAACTTTTATCAGCGCCTCCATCGCTTGTTGCTCTGTCTCACCAAAGTACCACATACGGGTTTCTAACTTTGAAGTAAGACCATTTTGCATCAGTGTGAGCCGTTTATTGATTTCCTCATTTATATCTACCATTATACTATCATCCCACTCAAAGTTCACCTCATATTCGCCCTCTGGTGTGATTTCATATAACGTAGCATATACGTTCATTACATAGATAGTATCACGTACAGCATCTTCGATTGCCTGTTGAATATCTGCATTTGTTTGGTACGAACGCTGTTTAAGAATTTTTAATTCTGTAGCGGTTCTTGCTATGTCAGCACTATCTGACAGTGTGCCCCTACTAATTCCGCAAGTATCTTCAATTCGCATAAGTATGGAATTAAGACCGTCAATATAACTTGCGTCACGTAATGCGGGAGCAAACGGTTGATACGTGTCCGCTTCACCTAAATCTACTCTTCTATATAATCGTGCTTGTAAATGATTGGGCACAGTATGATAAGAACCGTCCAAACCGTCTATCTGATTTAAAGCATCCCTATCAATGTCGATAGCCATCTCGCCGCCCTCATATTCCCAAAGAAGTCTGGAATATTGCATATCGGCATCTTTAATTAAATTAACTGCTCTACTAAAACCAGATACACCTAACGGACTTGAGGTATCAACAGTATTAGCTTCTGGCATCTTAAAATAGGAGAATAGCGGCTGAGAAACATTCTTGATAACTGCTTTATCTTGTAACTCTTTCCATTCTGGAACAGCTGTTAATGGTACTTCATGCCCTAAATCTAACCCAGTCATATCACCGTTATTAGTATTACTATCTGCTTTAAATGCTTTATTAACAACGGTGACAGTATTATTGCTCCACTTATGATATTCAAGTCTCCGATATATGGTATCTTTTTCTGTTTTGGTTTGAATAAATGCCGCTTCTGTTATTCTTCCTGAAGCATCAAAAGCTAACGGATAAAAAGCATCTGCCTGTATAAAATCAAATTCAATCTGTGCAGTGGGAGTAATGTCACTATCTTGTTCTGGTGTGCTCATTACTATATACGGTTTTATAACGAGTCCACCTTTAGCAATACCGTATTCTATCTGCTTTCTTAACTGCTTCTTTAATTTCTTATATTGACTCTCTAAATATTCTGCTCTTTCTACATTTCCAACTGTTACAGTTTCTTTTATCATCTGCGGTTCCATAGAAGGAATGATATTTCCAAATTCATCCTCTTCGGGCGGACGATAATTAGGATTTTCTTTTTCTACTTCTTTAGTAGGTGCGGTTATCTCAGATTCTAATTCCAATAACGCAATTCGTGCCTTTTCACTTGCTATCAATGCTGGTAATCCAAGAGAAACTACACGTGTCGGATTTTCTGTTGTTGGTTCGTGAAGCCACGGAGATTGGTCTTTATACATAGCAGACCATGTCTCTATAGCCGTTTCCATTTGAGATGAAATTGCCGGAGCAACATGCAAAGTCTGTTCAATAGTCCTGCTTCCAATCATGCTTTTTAATACCTCTTTCAGCTTAGATATTATTGTACTCCACATTGATTATATTACCTCTTTTTGTAATCGCCTCTTGTGAAGCCGAGAGATTCGGCAATTCTTAATGCTTCTGGATAAGAAGTTGCAGTAATTGTATGTGTACCGTGTTCTGTATCAGAAAAAGTATATTCTTTGGTTCTTGAACCTTCAAATTCTCTTTTATTACCGCCGGCTCCCGGTGTAAGTTCATGTTTAGTTCCAGCATCATTTCCATCAAAATGTCCAGACCCATCTAAACTTACACCAGCATACTTACCCTTATACACTTTTTTTTGATTTATCCTGTCCCATTCATATCCTGCCATTATACCGCCACCTTAGAATTGATTAATTTCTTAAATACTATATTTCCAGATAACTCTTTCGATAAATCTTTACCGTACAATAATATAGTTTCGGGTTTTAATTTCCATAGTATATAATCCCAGTTATCTTTTAATGCACTGAAATTTGCCCATCTGCCTTCTCCCATAGTAGATATTGCTATCGTGCTGTGTTTTGGAATACCATCTAAGCACCACTCTAAATCTTCATCGTTTCCCCACGTTACTGTAGGTATGACTTTCATCCCATGTTCTTGCCAATATCTCCCACACCACATTTTACGATATATATTAAATATCTTCAATGCTTTAGGTATATTCGCATACGGGGAAAAGTCTGGAGAAAGAACAAAAGCAAATTTAGATAGACAATCTGTATATCTGTCTGGATACCTCCATACACGTTCAAATTGATAATCGTGTAAGAAGAAATGAACACCTATATTTTCAGGATGTTGTTCTTTTAGTGCGTAATTAAATCCTTGTAGAGGTATATCTTCTAAATCATCTATGTGTATCGGATACATTTTCGGAATATCATACTCCCCTACTCCATCAAACATACCGTAAACAAGATTGTGAATATTTTGTTCTAATATTCTTGTTTGATATTTTCCTCCATCGTAATGCATTAGTTACCCCTTCTATTAGCATACTTCTCCATGGCATATCGAACAGCATCTATACTGTGATTATCTGCGTCAGGATAAGCAGAGATAAAATTACCATCTCTATCTTGTTCATATTCGTACTGCACAAACTCGCGGAACGTAAACGGACATCTTCTCTTATCAATATAAATGTGATTTAAACCCTGTAACCATTTAATTCCGTATCGAACACTGTCAGGACCCTTCTCTGCGCCACGGATAAATGCGCCGTATGCCTTGAAGTCCATTATTGACTTTGGTTCAGCACTATCTGCAATAAGTAGTTCATCTAATCCAAGTTTCTTTTCTTCTTCGTATAACGCTTTAAATACAGCCTTATTTCTGCAATGCATTGTTCGATATTCATCGAAAACATACAAATCAAGATGTTTTCTATCAAAGTGGCATCGCACGTACTGAAACGGGTCTTTCGCAAATCCCCAGTCTAATCCATTATAAATATGGTCAAAAGTTTGCCATTTGGGTACAATAGAAGTTGTATTTCCATATACATCAAACTGCGGCACAGGCTCATTCATGTCCATATCACATACATTTTCAAACACATCGCCGCCAGTACCAGTAGCAATACCCATGTATTCATGTTCATATGCTTTAGGATTAATCTCTTTTAAATCTTCGGCTTCTTCAATAAATTGTTCACCGAGCCAATCCTCTGGAACATCTAAATAGGTATTCCTTGTAACTAACGTATTATCCTGCCGATATGTTTCACAATCATCTGTATATTCATTTGCCCAGTTATTCTTACTAATTGGTGGATTAAAGGTTCTGAAGTCCCAAAATTTATCTCCACCACGCATAGTTGACTGTGTAACGGTACGCAGTTCATTCTCACCATTAAATTGGTCTAATTCTTCAAACCATGTGATACCGATATATCCAAATTCCGGCTTTATAGACTTTACTTTCATTGGGTCATCAAGACCCATAAAATAAATTTTCTGTCCAGTCGGCAGATATGTTATAGGTGTACTATACGTTTTAGGTATTTTAAATAGATTCTCTACACCTAACTTATAAATTCCCCAAATGACCTGCGAAAAAATACTTGTCTGTATCGTATTCGCTACTTTTCTAAAACATGCGGCATGACATTTTGGATTTTGCATAATGAGTAGGGGGATACACACTCCCCCTACAAAAGACGATTTTGTACTTCCACGACCTCCGGGAAAGGTATAATGAGTATGACCATGATTTAAGACATCTTCTAATACATCGTCATACATTGGAATTATACAATCTTTCAAGGATATTTTTTGCATATTATTTTAACAGCACATTCCAAGTCAATGTAGAGACAGTTCCAAAATTAATATTCGACATGCCGCACTTCTTTTGTAACTGTGCTACGGCATACTCAGTATATTCTCCGAACTGTCCATCTACTAATAGTGCTTTACCATCCTTACCAGTCTGATTTTTTAAATTGAGTAGTGTCTGTAAAACTTTAACAGCTTCACCAAAATCCCCTCTTACTAACTGCACTGCCGTAACACTACATTCGCCCGTGTATTTATAGGAAGATGTAGCCGGAACACTTTCTGTTGCCACTAAATCATACTTCGGCATACCGTATCCAGCAATATAAGAATCGGCTGTGGAGTAGCTCTTCTTCTGCACCTTGTTGCCCGCATTGCCTTCTACAGTATATACTTTACCATCTGCTACTTTATACACAAGCCCAGTATGACAAATGCCAGAGGAATTTCTAAAGAATACTTGATATCCCCTACTTGCAGTCTTTGTCCATCTACCAGCATTTTTATAATAATTAGCAGAGTTTACAGTATAATCATCAAATGTTCCACACAGCATTTTCTTTGCGAGACTTGCCCCAAATGCTTTATAAAAACACCAATCTACAAAAGCATCACACCAAGCCGCAGGATAATCCATGTTGCTCGGTTGCAAATCGTGCATTTCTTTGCCGTATTTAGTGTAGTTGTTACTTCCAGCATTTGCAGATTTATCATATAGATTAGAGGCAGATTGTTTTTCTTTATATCCTACTTCTGCTAATGCTATATCTACTACTTTTGTTATAGCTTGTTCTATCGTCATTGTAACCCCTCCAGTTACAAATTCTTTATAATACTCCTCGCTGTATTTTTGTCTTTGTCTTCGCACAGGTTCAGAAGTATCATCCGGCTGTTCAAAATGAATCAATACTTTATTACTGGCAGTTACTATATCATCAGTAGAACATAATACTTCCCATACACCTGTAAAACTTGTTTTTAACTCTTCTACTAAAAACTGTAGCTGAGTTTCTAAATCTCCTATAGACACATGTTTTTTCTTACACAGGTCATATAGTTTTGCTTTTCTTGATGGGGAAGTCCACTGACATAAACCATAGCCGTATTGTTTTCCGGGTAATGGATGTAAAAATTGTTCTTTTGTTATTGTTCCCTCATCAACAAATGCTGTATAGGTCGCATTTGTATAATATTTACCAACTTCTTTTAATCGTTTAAGACATAAGTCTTCTACCCGATTAGCAATCATGCCGGACTCTGCACGAATATTTCCCATCATGCCTGCTGTTCCAGCAGAAGTCATTCCAGCAGATTTTAAATATTTCCAAACTCTTTGAGCAGTATCCAATCAATCACTCCCCTTCATATCATCAATGAAGGCATCCAATTCATCTAAAAAGAGTTTGAATACAAAGCCACCAGTAATAATTAATAAGATGCCCGGAAAAATAACCTGTAAAAAGAACATATTAGCCCTCCTGGCTGAGTTGCTTTACAATTTGATTTGCACCAGTTGACGCAAGTCCAGATGCAATGCCGACAGCTAAAGCATTTAAAATATCATTAGCAGGAAAGTCTGCTACAGTATATAATCCAATTACTCCGAGTATCGCCCCGACAGTACCAACAATAACAGGTATATATTTATCTGGTATACTGTCTACCGCTTTACATGCCATGCCAACTAAATAAGAGATAACAGTGATAGCGCCCACAGTTGCAATCATAGTCACGTCCATATTAATCACCTCGACCAATCAAGTTTAATTTCTATACGTTCATCAGCTTTGCCAGATGCTCTATTTTCAATATCTATCGTTCGCTTTGCCAATTCTTGTGCGGCTTTTGTTCGCTCTGATAACGGAGCCTCAAGTCCGAATTGGTCTTTCTCCTCGCCCCGCATTACTTTAGTAAAATATTCCATGACCTCATTGGCCGTGGCTTGTGTTTCTTTTCTTGCTTCTTCCATAACCCGCCTCAATTCAGCTTGTACATTAGGATGCCTTAATATATTCTGCCCAATTTGTGAACAAGCGTTTCTTGTTCTATTTTCTGGTTGCAATTCTGGTGTCAATTTAACTGCCTCTGCCAGATTTGATGTTTTAATGTAGTTGGTTAAAAATCTCTGCTCTGCTATAGTTAATGGAGTATCGGCAGTTATTTGGCTGTTATTATTCTCCTTCCGTCTCGATAATCGGGCCGGTTTCTTGTTTCTCTTCTCCGCCATATCGTGCTTTTATTTCCTCCCATTCCAGATTATCGTGCGGCACTTCCCATCCATTCAGCTTATACCAATAATCACGTAAAAAAAGGACCATCTGAATTTGTGAATAGGTTCTAAACAATTCTATGTTTGTTTCTTTCGCTCTATCTTCATTCGGAATGGTCTGAATTAAACGATATTGTGTAATTGCTCTATCTTTATCTTTGCTGTACCACTGTTTAGTATTGATTAATATTTTAACTCCAAACGACTTATTACAAGCCGTTTGGAGCTTTCTGGCAGTGGCAATGTACTTCGTTACTGCCATGATGTTTAACGCCTCCTGCGCCGTCTACCTCTCCGTCTCTTGTATACTACTATCCGCGCCATTGTTTATATCACCTCCCACATAGCCACCAACATAGTTTGCGTTGCCGTCCTCATTCTCCACTACTACGCCCTCGTCTACTGGTAATGAAATATACCAAAGGAAACCGGCGATTGTAGCCAACTCTACACTGCACATGATACAGAACGCTATAAACCACCTGCGGGCACTTGCCTTGACTTCCTTCAATATCTCAGTTGCCAGCGTTTGACCTTCCTTGTCCATAAACATAATTGCCCCCTTATATTGATAAGTATATAACACACTTTACAGTTTTGTAAAGTGTCTGAATAATTGAATTTATCCACTTTGTGATTATTTCTCTAAACCCTGCCATGCAGTTTATCGGGCTTTTCTATTACTTTCGCCCTATCTATTTTTTTTAACTCTGCATTTACTACTA